CTAGCATAGGTGGTACGACTATTGGCTCATCATCATCCCATGCCCGCCTGATGCGGTCATTGTGGTGATAATGCCAACACATCTGACACTGGGAGATGTCGTACACAGAGTCGGGTATCACATTATTACAAGTACATGGTCTTGCCATTTTTAGCTCATCCATAATGAGAAGGAATTGTAGCCCATACTAGACCCAACAAAGGTTACTGTCACTGTCTGACCTGCGGTAAGTGCGGTAGTTCCAGTATCTGGCATACTGGTGGTAGCGGTTTTTATAACGGTTGTATCGACCTTTAAGCTGATGCTAACTTCAGACCCGCCCATCATGTCGTACGCATACATGGAGTAGTTAAGGGTCCCTGTATTTCCTGCGGTGAATACCAGTGTTTCGGGTGATCCATAGGAATACATTTGGCCTGTTAGTTGGCTTCCTGAGTTGTCACCGCTACCACTGTAGCTAGCACTGTTAGAATTGCTAACCAAGTTGAATGGTACAGAAGGATGCAATATAACACTAGCTGTAGCACCTGCACCGTTTGATGTTATAGCTCGTATTAGGACGGTGTTATCTGACCCAACGGTCATACTGTACACAGAGATTGTGCCGGGTGAGGAACTGTAGGTACTCTGCCATGATCCACCGTTCACATTGTATTCGTAATCTGTAATATACGAACCACCATCAGAGATAGGTGCACTAAAAGTAACTGTCCCAGGCATCATGGAACCATCCCCAGATGTACTAGCTGTGATAACAGGTGCGGATGGGGTTGAGGATGGTGCGTTGTAGGTGAACAGTGTGTTAGCTGCGTTGGTACCACTGGGTGTGGTAACTAGAACACTAGTTGCACCAGCGGTTCCAGCAGGTGATGTTGCGGTAATGGTGGTTTCATTTACCACGGTTACACTTGTTGCTGCAACCCCGCCTATGGTAACCGCAGTAGCTCCGGTTAGGTTAGTTCCAGTAATAGTCACGGTGGTGGCACCTGCTGTAGAACCTCCTGATGGGGAGATACTAGTCACAGTAGGTGCTGGTGGTAATGGTAGAGAAGTAGCACTCACCTGTGCTGTACCATTGGCGTACCCGGTGCGTGTGGTGTTCACTGTCACGGTGGAGGAGGTGTTAGCTGCAACCCCTGTTACCGTGATCTTCCCAGTACTGTTAATAGTAGCAGTGCCCACAGACGCAGATGGGGTGTACACGCTAATACCGTTGTAGCTGGTCACTTGCACCGTGAACCCGGTGGTGGTTGGAGTTGGTGTGCCAAAGGTTATTGCATCGTCTGTTAATGGGGTCGGTACGGCACTTCCCCAAGTAATGGTAGCCGTGTAATCTACATTGTTAGTTGTAAAGGTGTAAGTGTTAGTGCCGTTAGGTGTGATTTCCCCGGCTATTAAAGGTATAGAAGTACTCACAATTCCTCTGATACTGAATCCCCAACTAACAGTCCCATTTATATTTCGATACACCATCAACATTCTATCCGCATTTCTCCAGTCCAGAGTGTGGTATCCGTTAGTCACATAGGAAAGAACCCAATTACCTGGGTTTCCGTTGGACAGTGTATCTTCAAATACCAAGTTGTAGGTGTTGCCAGAATAGCTAAGTGTTCCCGTGAGAGGCACACACATTGTGAGACTTGTAGAAGGAACCCGTGTAGGAGTTGTAGGAGTTGTCGGGGAGCAATACCTGTGCCATGCAAAACTGTTCCAGAACCATGCCCTACCTGCAAAGGAGTAGATCTCATTTAGAATAGGGGATAGTGGGAACTCAAAGGGGTTAGAGTTGGTATTGGGTGGTGCCAAACAGGTCCCTGTTTGCACCCCACTAGGTGTGGGTGTGGTAGATGTGTTAGTGCAACCTAGCACGAGGACCCTCCTCCCCATTCTATCAAATTTACTTACAACAAAGTAACTGCCGTTATTGTTGTATTGTGGTCTATCCCAGTTCACAATACTAATCATCTCACCTATGGCAGGGTTTAAATCCGCACTGTTGTAATTAAAGATGTCTAAAATTGTAAATGTTAGCGTAAAATTTACTTTGTCCAACTCCCAAGCATGTATATAGGGCGCAAGGAACAATGTGCCACCTTGGGTGGTTATCCCTGGGCCAGTTGGTCCAGCTATATCTGAATCCAAACTTCCAAAGTCCCACCCTGCTCTACAATCGGTGGTAAGTACCGGGGTTGTTGGTACCACTGGAAAAGTTGTATTTGTAGGGGGTACATAGGGTGGTGGGTACACGGCTTCAGGTGGATAACAGTACAGACTACTGTTGCTCAAGCGTATCGCGTAGCCCGCAGGACCTGTTGGGGTCTTAATATATATGTCTTGGCCAGCTATGTCGGTTTGTGCAGGGACTGTAATAACAGCCTGTGTGTCGGATGTAACTGAAATAGTCAACCCTGGAATACTGGTGGTGGTTACCCCTGTGAAGTTAAACCCGGTAAGGGTAATGGTTCCACCATTGTCGTATATGCAGGGTGATGTCTGAACATTAGAAACCGTAGGCATAGGCTCAGGAAACTTCTCTAGTGTCACTGAGATGTACGCAGTGGTTTTAATCATTGCGGTTGGTGCAGGTGTCCACCAGCTATCCTTCCCATAGGGGTTATTCCCACCTGTTGCACACTGACCCCCATAGGTAGAGTTCAATTTATAAACTTGAGCCGGTGGCCACACATACTTTCCTGCCAATAAGTCAAAGTCATATCCAAGATAAATACTATACTTAGGCCAAAATGATTGACATGCACGGGTCATCTGCCCAGCACTGTTGTACTGTGCCGATATGTACTCTTGCCCATGTTGAGCGTAGGTGGGGTTTTGTGCAGTTACATATACCGATTCATAGCCACCAAGACCCATAACCTCAGGGCTTAAAGTGAAGGATGGTCTAGCTGCCTTAATCGCTGTGAATGTATCCTTCCGTGACAAGCTTATATTTAAGCTGTCTACACCATCTGCGTTATTGTACTCGCCAATTACAAAATTAGGTCGGCTAGAGTAAGCTTCCCCTGCGGATGTCTTGTAGTCAAAGGTGACAGGGTAGTTCAAGTACCTAGCCCCACCACGCCAACTTCCACCCCCCATATTTAGACCAGAGACATCACTTATCTTAATACCACGGGACCCCCAAACTTGATTACTTGCACTGTTCCCGTTTACGGTTAGTGCTGAAACATAATCGGTACTGATTGTGTACCACATGTACCCTTTGAAACCAGCAGGAGGTGCAAAGCTGACAGAAGCTGTTCCGTCCTCTCCATCGCCTACAGTTTCAACAACTGCATTAAACTGCTGGACTAGTCCGTCCCCTGACCATGAAATGGCTAGACCCCCACTCGCACTAGCACTTACGGTGGGTTGTGGTGGATCTTCCCCAGTTATAAGCCTACCAATTTCTATGGTGATGAATAAAGCTCCAGGCCCTGTGTTACCCGCATCCTTCTCCCATGTTTGTGATATGTTGTTGGATACACCGTAGGAGAAGTTACTGTTGTTCGATCCAACTGGGTACGAGGTTGCAGTACCACCGCTAGGAGCACCATTGATGTTGTTGGATACCCAGTGGTATCCAGCAGGTGCATTGACTGCCCCAATAGTGACGGTTCTGCCACCACCACCAACGGGTATATAAGGGGGATTAAGTGTTGGCATGATATCTCCTAGGTATTAAATTGCACCCATGCGCTGCCGTAGTAGGTGTAGAGTATTGCGTCCGTAGTATTAACCCATCTGTCACCCTGTCCTGGGGAAGTTGGTGCTGTTGAACCCGTGTTAAACAATGTTCCTGATCCACCCCCACTACTTCCTGTAGCGTCTGTAGCATTAATCCACTTGCTGGTGGCGGTGTCATATTTTAAAACTTGTCCGTTGGTGGGTGTTGTAACCACCACATCTGTTAGACCAGTTAATACGGTTGATCCTCCACCGCTGCCTGTTGCATCGGTGTCGTTAATCCATTTACTAGTGGAGGCGTTGTATTTTAGAACCTGTCCGTTAGCAGGTGTGGTAAGCACCACATCCGTAAGTCCAAGTAGTGCCGTAGCCCCACTACTACCAGTTGCATCCGTATCATTAACCCATTTACTAGTTGATGTGTTGTACTTTAAAACCTGCCCGTTAGATGGTGTTGTGATAACAACATCAGTTAAGGCTACTAGGGTGCTAGACCCACCACCAACCAATGCATCACCGTCCACAATAAGAATAGGTGTCCCAGTTTGGTCAGCGCACCATAGTTGTTTATCTGGAATATTTATGCAGATCTCAAATGGTACTAGATCCGTGGATAGGGGAACCTTACCCGCAACAATACTGCGTCTAGGTTTAATAATGTCTGTGTAGGACAGGTCTAGCTCTAGTATGGCTGGTATAAGCCCAGGTGCGCCAAAGCTGATGAGCACATGTGCCCCTGACGAGAATGTCAGGGCACTGAATATCACATAACCACTGGCGTTAGTAACTAGGGTGGTGGTACCACTGACATTTGCACCAGATGCGGTTGCAACTATGCTCACACCGTCTAATGGTATGGAGTTATTGGAGGAGTCTTTTAGTTGCAGCTTAATAGGTATCTGGAGGGTTCTATTGATGATCGCAGTGGTAGGTATAGGCGTTGATGTGATAACTAACTTAGATGCGTTCGATATTGAAAATGTGATTGAGGATATTACATTCAAATTAGTCGTGGTAAACGACAGTGATGCTGGTGCAATGTCTAGGGTGCTATTAGACGAGTCCGGCACAAAGCCCAAGTTGGTGAATGCTGCAACACCGCTTACAAACGGTATGGACAGTGTACCGCTTAGGTTATATCCTGCATTACCCACACCCTCAACGACTAGGACCGTACCAACAAAACCCGCATCTACCGTGAACGCATTAGTAACCGTGTCCAGGTTGCCAACTTGGATAACAGGTTGGGTGCTAAGGGTAGCGTTGTACCGTGCGCCCTGTGGCTGAGTTAGTATTTTTAGTGCTTTGATAATAGCCATTAGTAGGAGTCTCCATCAATTACCAGACCTGCGGAACCTGTAGAGGGTGCTCCGGTGGTACCGGGTTGCCAACGACTATTTGTTGCGCTCCAGACTAGGGACTGTCCGTCCACCGCACCATTACGCCCAATTAGGAGTTTTAATGTGCTCATATTGTACTCTAGCGGATAGGTTGGTGTCAACACTTCCATATTATCTTGGGGTCGCCATTCTAATGCGACACTGTCCCAACCTAGTACCTGTCTGTCCGTAGCACCGGATTGTGCAATTTTGAGTACGCTTCCTGCGGGTGTGTAGGTCAGTGGCAGTACAGGGTTTATCCCTAGTCCTGCCCCACCGTTGGATACAGAGGTTGCCATGTAGGACGCTAAGTAGTTATCAATGTTTTGGAATGTTCCTGAGTCACTCCACCAGCTTTGGTTTGGTGCAAGCTCGCCATCAAACATATATCCTTGTAGGTCGGTGGAGCTTGGTGGTCCAAACCCTAATTTTATACGCACTGTTTTTGAACTGGAGTTATAAACACAAATTTGCTTGATTACGGTGGCTATGAAACCACCTGCTATAGGCAGCTTATAGATAGAGCTTACGCCTGTGCCGTTAGTGATCTTTTGAGCGATCTGTTCATCAATTCCCCAGGTTGTTTGCCCGGTCACACCGTGCGACATGGTCACATGCACATGGTCATCAGCCGTGAGTGTTTGCACCCCGGTTGGTGCAACGACTATAGAAATCTCCTCGATGTTTTCACTGTCTAGAACTATTACAGAAGGGTAGCTTAACAAGAAAGCTTCTGAGAATCTCCACACCTTTAATGAGGGTATGTCCATGTCAATCATACAGGTGTCGATGTAGTTGAGTGGATCATCTAGCTTACCCGCATCCGTGCCTGGTAATAGGGTGATGTTGGTGTAGGTTCTAATCCGAAGACTGTAGGTCTGTGCGGTGATTGCGTTATTATAAAGGTAGATTTCCTTGACCACACGCTTACCTTCGGTGGCGTACTCCACCAAGGTATTCACACTGTTTGTTGAAGGAACACTGTAGAAAATACGCTCGTAGTTCTCCTCACCACCACCGTCTGGATAGTTGTTGGAGTCGGTAGTAAACTCCATTAAATGGGTCGTTGCGGTTACATTACACGCAACACCTTGGGATTTAATATATAACCTTGTTTTTGGGCCTAGTATTAGAGTTTTCATAGTCCAAAAAAGCTCCTTCTTTGGGCCGAGTTGTTAGGCCTTGGTTTTAGGGTTAGTGCGTTACCGTTCATATAAAAGAGTCCGTTTGTGCCTAGTTCGAGTGCAAGGTAGGGGTTTGCAGAATTTGCAATACTTTTGAGAACTAGGCCTGTGCCTGTAATAGTCCTTACAGCTAGTGCGGGGTTCTGTGTGGTGCCCGTGTTGAATAGACCACCCGTAATATCTGCTGTGGTTGGGTTTACAGTTGGTCCAGCGGGACCGACTGCCCCGCTAGCCCCAGTTGGACCACTTGCTCCCCTAAGATTTACAGGTGTTCCCCAAGGATCTGTTCCTGAAGTGGTTTTTGGACCAAACAAATAACTACCAACATACTCACCGCTGGAGGTATTAAGTATTGTAATGTGGAGATCACCAACAGCACCTAGGGAGGAGGACGGATCGTCTGGAATAGCTGTATTTGCATTGATTGTTGCGTAGTGGATCATCTGACCCGACTGAGGCCCAGCCACACCTTGGATACCTTGGATTCCTTGTACCCCTTCTGTTCCTTTTAGCTCAATGTAGGTGCTAGTAGGCCATGCGTTGTTAGCCTTTGGACCGTACCACCGTACTGAGTAGCTAGAGTTTAATAGTAGGAAGTCCCCGTTGTTTCCAATGTAGTTGTAGTTGGTATTTGGAGGCATGGTGGTGACATCACCAACATGATCTATTTTGCGAATTAGGTTGGATGTTGATAAACCCTGTGCGCCCGTATTTCCCATTACACCCTGAACACCTTGTACGCCTTGTATTCCAGCAGCCCCAGTATTTCCAATAGGCCCAACTAAATTTACAGGTGCTTGGATGCTTGTCCATTTGTTGTTCAAACAACCACTACACTTAGGCCCATACAGATAGTGTCCGATGGTGTCGATGTAGAAGTCACCAGAGTGCCCTAGTCCTTGCGGTGGTACACCCTCACCCCATAGGATAGTAGGCCTAGAGTGGTCATGTGGAACACCTGCAACCCAGTTAACACCATCAAAAACTAAAACCTCACCAGCATTGGCATCTATACCAAAGGCTAGAACCTGTGCGACAGAATCCCAGTATAAGGGGGTGTTTGCAGTGATTTTTGCGCTGGGTAAATCCGACACATTCCACGCCTTAGTGGTTTGGTTCCATAGGAGGGTTTGGTTGGTTTTTGTACCGTCCCCGATTTTAAGTGTGGATGTGCCACTCGTCCAGTTGAGTGGTGATGTTGCGTTTAATTCTTTTACCGTGTTGGAGTTAGCCCAGTTTACACCGTTGAATACTAGTGCTTGTCCGTTGACAGGTGCGGTGATGACCACATCAGATAGGGAGTCTATGGTGATTTCACCATTGATCCACTTGGTGCCGTTGTAGGTTAGTACCTCACCCGTTTTAGAGGAGGCTAGTGTGACATCCGTGAGTCCTGAGAGTACTGCGTTAGGTGTGATAAACTCCCACGCCTTACTAGTGTTGTTCCAGGTCATTACCTGACCTGTCACACTCCCACTAGACAGTGCGATGGTGATACTACCCGCAGTGGTTACACTTACTGGGTAGGTTCCGACTAGATTTGCTGGTTCACCCTGTTCACCCTTAGCAACTAGTAGATCCCAGTTAAGAGTCGTGTTTGGTGTGATGTTTAGGGTGTTGTTGATTTCACAAATATAAATACCACCCAGGTAGTACACCACCGCGCCCTTGGAGTAGTTTACTAGGCTGCTCCATGTTCCATTCCATTCCATCCCTGCGGTGCCATCAGCACCAGCAGGACCACCTATTCCATTTTGTCCAGAAGCCCCTAGAAGGGACACACCTGAACCCCATGCACCACTTACCTTAGGCCCAAACAACTTGGGTGCACCAGTACCCGCCATCTGCATATAGAAGTCACCGTCCACACCATTTTCAACTATAGGTGCACCCGTACCAGAGAGTATGGACTTCGCTGCTACGCTAGTGCTAGCTACCCAGTTAGTGCCGTTGTAGGTGAGCACATTGCCTGTTACCGCATCTGGAACACTAAATGAGATTGTGGATGTTGCAGAGTTCCAATTGATGGGAGAATCTGCAATTATGTTAGCCACACCGCTACCGGAACCGCCAGAACCCTTGAGTGCAACGAGTCCCCAGTCAGCAGCATTTGAGGGGCTATTGGAAGTGGATTTTAGTGAGACATAGCTCGAACCACCGGACTCTACCACTGAGCCAATGGGGTAGGTGGTACCTGATGCCCAGGTTCCCTTCCACTCTAGTCCGGCTGTTCCAGAAGGGCCACTAGGACCGACTGGACCAGCTAAACCCAATAGACTTACACCTGCTCCCCATCCTTGTGAGGTGGTATAACCACCGTACAATCTACCTGTGAGGAGGTTGATGTAGAAGTCTCCTTCCCTGCGCTCTAATGAGCTAGGGAAGAGGCTAGTTGGTGCTTCATTACCATAAAATATTTTTGAACCTGCGGGTCCAACCGTACCAACACCGGGAATACCCTGAGCACCAATGTCCCCTGTTTCACCCTTGAGGCTAATTGCACCACCCCAACTAGAAACACCCCCAGTGGTCGTTCTAGGCCCATATAAGCTCTTGGTAGTAGTATGTAGGTAATAGTCCCCATCGTTTGCTGTAGTGCTACTGGTGGGCACACTAGAACCGGATAGGAAGGATGCACCGCGCACGCCCTGGGTTCCACTAGGCCCAATCGGACCTGCAACTCCAACCCCACCACTAGGCCCAGCGGGTCCAATTGCTCCACCGGATAGGACTCGCACCCATGCACCTACACCACCTGCATATTTCCAGATGTGTAGATAACTGTTGAGTGTGTCAAACCAAAATGCCTTTGCTGTGGTTGGGTTAACAGGATCTGCGGGTTGTGTGTTCTGGATGATGTAATCAGCACCCGTGGACAACAACACACCCCCAATATAGAGGTTGTTGGTGTTGGTGGAATAAGCTGGTTCACCTACTAAATAAGCACCCGCTAGTGAGTTGGCTTCAACGACAGAACTTGGTCCATTTTTAAATTGGATATTCATTTTAAGCCTCTTTAATGACTATTTTGGTGGAGGAACCGGAGCACGCAAGAGGGTCTAGATTTCCATCTGCAAATACTATTTTAAAAGGTGTGCAAACACAGGTCATCCCGGTGACAAGGTGCACCTCTGGTTTTGCAACATTCACAATGTCTTTAATAATCAAGTTGAAACTGTTGTTTGCACTGGTGGTTAGCTTGACCTGCACAATATCTTTAGTGGGTCCAAACTGGTCGTGAATACCTGCCCAACCACCATCAAAGGCTGACTGCTGTAGTGGGATCACCACATCCTTTAAGTATTTGCAAGAATCGGGAGGTGTCTCAAAGGTTAGGACTAGGTTTGCGGGTATGTTGCAGAGTGTGCCACCGCAATCAAAGGTTGCATCCACTGCGTCACTGATACATACAGCGGTGTTTGGTATTAGTCCACCACTTGTACCGGGTATATTGATGGGAATACTGGTAAACATCCCCAGGGTGAAGATACCACCAACCTCGTCTAGCTTCTGATCGCACGCCACTGCCCTAGGTGCAGGGTAGGGTTGGGAGTCCACACACCTCATATTCATGTACCAGTTTTGGTTCTGGAGTAGCTGTTCATCGGAGTCGTAGGAGTTTACCTTCTCTACGATCACGGTGGCGTACGCAGGGCTTTTTGCAGTTTTTGCAAAGGTTAGTCTTCCCCAACACTGCGCGCAACCTTGGCAGGTGAAAGACTTCCCACCGTTGATCTGTCTAGATGTTACCTTGCTACCGTTCCAATACACCGTGACCATAGCTTGTGTTTGGAAGTGGTAATCGAGCGCAACATTTCCCACCGCATTACCTAGGCAGAATTTGACCACATAGGGTGGCTTGTGGTAGTTCGGGTAATCGGCTGGGATTGCATTAGAGGGTAGGGTGGTGCTCTGTGTTTGCACCGCAGAGTAGGGGAGGAACATGCTAGAGTTTCCAAACCCATACAGTTGGGATGTCACACTACCAGCTTGCATACCCTTGCACTGACCACATGGGGCAGCATCTGCATCACAACCGGATTCATCACCTAGGTAGGACTCAATAAATATGTCTTGTGGTTGCTCGTTGTACGGTGCCCTAGCCACCTTAGTAGCTATGTTAGCTATGTCGTACATCACATAATCGAACATGCCCGTAGGATCTACCTGCTCAATACCATTGAGGATCAGATTAACATCAGACATCTGGTACAGAATCCAGTCGTTCTTATACACCTCTATGTAGTTCTTTATCTGGAGTTGGCTAAACTCCTTGTCCGTCTTATTAGAGGGTTTTTTGGCATAGTCAGGGCACTGGTTGACCTTAGTCTTGTAGCTCGATGCATTCACCTTCAAGTACTTGGATGGTAGGCTTTCACCAGAGGAGGGTTCACCCCAGGTAGTGGTGTAGGGGTAGAGTAGTCTCTTCCTAAGGTCGTAGGCGTAATCACCGGAAACAGGTGTAATGGGTTCTTCGGTTGTACCACCTACATTGCGTGTGAATGCGGGTGGTGTAAGGTCCTCATCCGTGGAGGTGAAGTAGTACACTTGCCCACCACCCATGAGTGCGGAGAAGGTGTTGTCATCACCTTCGTCCGTAACTGGGGTAATACCGTCTGTGGTTACCGTAGCGTACACGGTGCCTGATACTAGGAAGCTCAACGACCTGGGTATTACACCAGCAGTATCGCGCATGATAGACTTTAGCTTTTTAAACTCTGTCTCACTCTTGGTGATATCCGCAGCAGTGGAGTAGTTATTCCCAATGTTGGTTTTAGAGGTGGAGATAAGGCTACCGAAACCACCTGCTTTTTGGGTGTTGCTAGTGGAGTAGCGTGTAGAGTCCTCCTCAAAGGACTTTGTTGCGTTCATTACCCTTACTGTGCCATCGTAGTTTAGGATCACCCTGGTACCGCATGAGTGCGCGATGGTGTCTAGCAGGGCCGGAACCTCTGTTGATTGTGATGCACTGCGTAGTACCGAGTGTGGGAAGAGGTAGTCCACCGAAATAGGGTCGATGGTGATCTGTGCTTCTGTGTACCCCAGCTTTTTGAAGATGGTTTTGAACAGTGTTTCCCAAGAGGAGCATGAGGGTAGTTGGAAGTCCCCGGTGGTGAAGTTTCTCCAGAAATACCGTGCATCGACTAGGGGTAAAACCCAAATACCACTCAAATGGCTGTAAGGAATTCGTGCTACATTTTCTGACATACCTGAGGGCACCCTACGCTGTTGAAACAGGGGCCTAGGTGGTAACATCCACAACTTAGCCTGGAGGGGTTTGTCACCTTCTACTAGGTCTAGGTTCTTAGCCTCGTATCGGTGCATATAGTTCACCGTGGAGCGTAAACCGCCCACGGTGTCCTCTGCATCATTTGCACCCGTAATATCATACTTGGGGAGCTTCTCCAGGAAGTCCGAACTAACTAGGAAGAAACCTGCACCAAACCTAGATGCACCCGTAGGCCAGTACAGTTGCCCCAGTTGCAATTTGCTGTAGTGGGGTATTTCCTTGAAGTAGTCTTCAGGTAAAAACATACCATCAGTTTTTGCGTACTGGAGTACATCTTCGCTGGGGTGCAACAGTGGCGTTCCATCGTAGTAGGCTTGCATTAGGCTATTAAGCTATCCAATACGGTTGGGGTTGTAGAGTAGGGTAGGGTGATGCCCTTTGCTGCGGTGGAGAACAGCCTATCAAACAACACTTGGAAGGTGTTATTGGTGTAGGTGCCTGAGCCATTGTCTAAAGTTTTTGTGAGGGAAATGTTGACACGGTTACCTTTGTAAATAGGCTCTGAGTCTAGACCCAATAAGGAGATATAAGGTCCACCCGTGTATAATTGAGACATTTCAGACAGTACAAGACGGTTTAACTCAACGGTTACACCGTCTTGGTCTGTTCCGTTGCACATCACTCTAAGAAACACGGTGCTAGGTGTTTTAGAACCAACCACAAAGGTTGCATCAACATCCTGGTACACACCTAGGTTCCCTGCGGTTATGGAGTTGAATAGCTTACTCTTGGCTAGGTAGGCGTTGGAGTTATCTACCATGGTGTTCCCTGCGGAGTCCACTAGGTCCACGGTGATAGAACCACTGGATACTACGGTAGCGGAGTTGAGTTTAAACCTGAAGTGCAGGTGGTAGACCTTTTTTGCACTGATTGCGGATGCTGCACTTTGCTGGATGCGGATGTTAGACTTGTTCTGAAACTTCACGCCATTGGCAGATATCAGGTAATGGGTGCCAGGTGTGCCATAGGTGGCCACAGCATCCCAGTTAGACGGTATGGTGGGTGTTGCTGCGTCAAACAGGTCAAAGTTCCCATTGGTGACCGAGTTACCTTCAGAAGCACTAGCATTCATGTTCACCCTGGATACATTGATTGCAGAACCTGAACCTGCTGGGTAGTCGTACCCAAACGCACCGTTAGCCTTCTCCTTAGCAATTACATTGAATGTTTCATTCCCTGCACCTGCACCACCCGTGTAGGAGTCAGCACTAACCTCTAGCCTAAGGTTTTCTGCAAGTGTGTGCTGGTTAACACCACCGTCAGCGTTCACCATGGCAACATTCACGATGTTTAAATTGGAGTCATCTGAGACAGAGGCTACGGTGGTTAATAGGCGTTGTACCGTGATGTTATTGAGGTACATCTGGGAAACTAGCTCTTGGAGACAGTCTGTAACCGTTGCGGGTATTAGTGGGTCGTGTGAGGTCACTGCGTCTATAAGCACACTCTCTGCAACATCGATAAACACATTAGGTACTAGGTTGCTTACAGTGCTAATTTGGCTATCAATAGCAGGGATATAACCCAGTACGATTTTAGTTTTTCCATTGGATGTGAACCTTGTGACAAGTGCGGGGGATTTTACATTTACCAGTGATTTCTGGAAGTCGTTGATGCTACTTACAAAACCCCCAATAAGGCCCAGCTTGGTGAATAAACCGTAGTTCCCTGTGAAATCTATCATGTGTTTCCCCTTATGCTGTAGGTATTGTTGAGTACTCCATACCACCCATCCAGTCATAGATAAAAGAGGTCCAGTCCTCTGTGTTCTCCCCATTGAGGGAGGAAGTGTGCGCGAAGCTGTCACTTCCGTCAAATGGTCCCCTAGGGTAGAAAAACCGCTTAGATTTAAGACTATAAATATCTGAATATTCTAACATGTAAACGGCTGAACCGCTACAAGAATATTCAGTAGTTGAGGTGCTTATTGAAACCTCAGGCGCGTCCATGGTTATGGTGTGGTTCAGTAGTATTCTCTTATTAAGCGATGTGTACTGGCTAAGGAAGGATGGGATATCGGGTGGCTTGTTTCTGCGTGAGAATGCAAAGACTAGGGTTTCTGTAGCTGTGGAGCCTAGTTCAAATATCTTAGAGCTAGACTGTAGGCCTAAAACAGAAGATTGAATAATATTATTGGTCGTACTGTAGGAGATAGATAGCCGTGCGGAGATGTAGGGGAACCTAACATGTCCAAGGGAGACTAGTACTTTTCGTACATCTGTGTTATCACTCATCGTATTGTTCCTCAATTTTGCGTAATAGTTCGGTTAGATGGAGTCCAGGCATGAACTGTGGGTCATGGTAACCACCGCTCATTAGCTTGTTAATAGCTAGCATCCAGAAGCTTGTTCCACCTAAAGCTGTAGAACGGTTACCCTGTGCAACTACATCGGATGTTTTGTACAGCTTGTACCAAGTGTTGTAGGACTCGAACCCGGTTTGCATTACATCGTCTTGCACTAGGTCCTGCTCGATCCAATACTCCCTAGGCTTCTTAGTTTTATCCCATGGGAAGTTTTTAAATATGAAGTTTGAAACCTGCGAATTTAGGATCTTATCAAACTGTCTTTTACCCGCTGCACTCAACTCTGAACGCTTAGAGGTTTGCACCGTAGGTATGTCGTTTTTATGGTCTACTTGGAATAGGGGTTTCGGCTTGGGTATCGGGGCCTCCCTGTAAAAGCGGATGCTTTTTCTAGGGTAGTCCCCGTTCTCAATATGCATGAAACCCTTTAGATTATTTTTTATTCTGACATAGTAGGGAGGGAGCATTGTTTATTCTCCTAGGTGTTTTTCTGCTAGATTTGGATTTGGGCCATCCTGGTAATATTCGTGAGTGTTTTGGTGTGGGTCCATGGGGTACTCTTTGGAGTCGGACCGTATACCCTCAACAAAGATCTGTTCCATGAATGAACCGCGCATCTGGTCTAGGTTTGTCCTAGCGGAGATGTGCGGGAAATCTGGATCTATTAGAATTGGGTTGATTTGCCCTTGGATGTAGGTCTTATGACAAACACCTTCAATAGACTCATCCACTATACCCATCGCATTTAAATCTGCAAAAAAGCTAGTGTTTCGCAATCGGTTCAGATTAAACTTGTCCCCTGATATTAGGACGGAGGCATCTAAAAACTTATTGTGTATTGCGTTGTTCTTCTGTTGACCTGTTGCATAGGAGGAAAGTCCAGCAACTACGGTATTAGATGTAGTACCTCCTAAATTTACATCTAGGGGGCTACTTAGCCTACTTACTTGGATTCTGGCATAACTCCCCATAGAGTCGACCTCTAGCTTAAACTCGTACTTTCCTGCTGATCTGGAGTACGGTAGCTTCTTCTGCACAATGTAGTAGATCAGGTACTCTAGTTCGTGTTTATCAGAGAGGTTGTTTCCATAGACTTGGATATTAAGAGTTTCCACATTTACAGGTACGGTTGCACCAGCAACAGCAAACCCAAGTCCAGCTTTACCCGTTGTAGTGGGTTTGCCACCGTTATCTTTTTTATCTTTGGCGTACTCTTGAGCATTTGAGAATGCAGATTGTGCTACAGAGTAGGGTGTAGGACTCATGTTGGAAACACCCTGAGTTATCTCAAGGCGTGTGATGTTTTTCATGTTAGGTAAGAACACATCCCCTAGCATGGTCTTCTTGTCGTTAATTGAGCGTGTGTCTAAATGGAAGTGTGTCTCCCTATCTAGGAAGGAGTACTCCATTTTCATAGAACCTGGGTGAAGCCTACACTTGACTAGATCCCGCTTCATGGTTGGTGGTGTGGGGATATTGATTAGCTCTCTAAAATCGTCAGGTGATAGGTTCTCATTTAGCATCACATCGGTTCTAAAGTGGATCAGTCCTGAGACTTTTCGCGCAGTGTAATAGTCTTGGTCAATGATATGTTCCATGGTGTAACTGTTAGAGAGCACCGGGTACTTAGGTGCTCCAAACAGGTGTGATTCATTTACATCCGTGGAGATGGTGAAGGATACCTGGATACTGTTAATACCGTTAACTTTGTGGATGGTGTACCCTTTAGGTTTAGGCCCGTTGGTACAGTCCACTGGCGAATACACATCAGGTCTTTCTAATTCAGGGCTTTGCAATAGCACCGTATTACCTACCACATACTTTAAACCTTGGCGGGGTTGTGTTAGGAAGTGTTTAATGATGACATCGACCTCGATGGCATCATCTGCAACTTTAAAGGTTTTAAGGTTTACCTCGTTGTCTTGTGCAATCACACCCTCAATACTCAGTGTGTGCCTAGTGTAGAGGTAGTGTGTTTGCTCTTTATCTGCGTACATAGGCTCGCGCTTGTACTCTTTTACATGCACTAAGTTAATTTTAATTGGACCGTATTCTAGATAATTTGCAGAGTTACTCATTATGCAACATCCATTATGTATTTGACTTCAAAGTTTAAAAAGCTTCTAGCCATCTGGCGTTGGGCACTCTTATCCGAGTCTTCCTTGTTGTAATGTGCAATCTCACCCCATGCGCTGTTAGGCTCACTCAATCGCATAGGCTCAATAGAAATTGTGTCCCCTGCTGTGTTAGTCAAGAACTTTAGGTGCAAACACTTTAGTATCTGCTCCTCTCGTAGAAGGTGACCAAACACCGGGTCTAGTAGTAGGCGTTCATCCGAGTCACTACGATCAACACCTAGCCTAGTGCGTATTACTATGGTAACGGTGCGTAGGACTACACTTGCGTTGCGTCCCGCACCCGATACAAAATCTTCCACTGGGAATGGGAGGTTAGCCTTGATCAGGATGTCAAAGTCTCCTGAGAAAACAGGTAGGTCCTCCCTAGCCACTATTTTTACAACGGTGTCGTTGGTGATGTTTAGGCTGGTTTTAATAGCTGTTTTAATGGACTTCAGGATATCTGCCACAGGGGACTTAACTTGCATTTAAAACCCCAGTTCGGTGTAGTAGTTAATCTCTAGGTGCGTCTTTTCAAAGCTTGGTGCACTGTGTGTGGGAATACCCGTGATCATACTAGGGAAGGATTGCACATTCCCTTGGGGCATCATTAGTGCGGGTATGTTCTGTGGTGAAGTAGGTTTAGGTTCTTTTTCCCCAGTCTCAACCTTTTTAGGAGGTGGTTCCTCGACTTGCTTTAGTTTAGTTTGAGTTTCTGTTTCAGTCTCTGTGTGAGGACCTTCTGACTTCTTATTCTCTGTTTCGGTCTTGCTAGTGGTATCTTCTTTAGGCTTAGGTTCTGGTTTAGGAATAGGGTCTGGTACTGGCACAGGCGGTACTGGTTCTGGTACTGGATCTACCCTTCTATCAGGTACTGTAGGTTTAGGGTGTACCCTTCTTGCAGGTTTAGGTGTTGTTGGTATGGTTGGTACAAATGGATTGGGTTCACTAGGTTCTGGTTCTTTAAATGGGTTTGGAACCTTTGGGGTCGGTTTATAACGGTTAGGGTTTGTTGGTGGAGGCTTTCTATGAGGGTTGGGAACTGGTGGAACTTTAACCGGATCTGGTAGTGGTTTAGGCTCAACAGGTTTAGGTTCTTTTTCCTTGTCTTCTCTTTCCTTCTTCTCTCTCTCTTTCTTTTCTTCTCTCTCCCTCTTTATGCGTTCGTATGCATCTTTTTTAGGATTAGGAGTAGGTTCAACTGGAGTAGGTTCAACTGGAATAGGCTCAACAGGTTTTTCTATTGGTTTAGGATCTACTGGTATTGGTTTAGGTGTAACCGGAACTGGTGGTGTAGTTGTAGTTGGTTTGTTTTTTTCAAGAGATTTTATTACATGGGACACAAACCTAGATCCAATTGTGGCAGCAGTAATACCTAGGCCTAATGGACCTGTTCCACGGGTAACTACCCCTAATGGGTTTTTTAGACCACCTACTGTATGTAATTTCCCTTGGTCAAAAAACTCCTTGCCTAAGCTAGGAATATGTGGCATTTCTTTGTACACATTTGAGTTGGATTTAGGATCTTTTTGTGTTTTATCCCTGTGCTCTTGAACCACCTCCTCAGGTGTCTTAGGAGGATTCTCTAAGCCTAGTGGGTTAAACTTTGGGGGAGCTCGCCAATGCGGTATAGGTTCAGGTTTAGGGTGGCGTGGATCTAGTTGGTGCTTAAGTGGTCCTGCCAACTTTGTGCCTTTAGGAAATTGGAAGTTCTCATACTTACTCTTAGGTTCTTCCTTTGGTGCATCCTTCCACATTCCCGTTATAGGATCTCTGATTAGCTTAGGTGGCTCAGGTTGTCTAAATTTAGCAGGGTCGGTGTCACCTGTTTGTTTAACTGGTTCTGGTTTCCACTGTACCCTAGGGGGTGGTGCAAGTGGTGCTTTTTGTTGTTCTGGTTTTTCTGTAGGTGTTGGTGCAGGGCTAGGCGCATTATGAGAGGACTCCTCAGCTTTAACCTGCTCTTTGGTTTTAACCACCTCCCCAGGTGTTAGCATGGCTAATTTTGAGTCCGTGTTCCCAAACCCAGGTACTTTTCC